CAAAGATTCTTTCTAAAGGCGGAAGCGCACAAGATGTTCCTTTTGTCGGTGAAAAAGGCGGAAGGGTAACACAAAAGGCTTATACTGTTGTTTCTGGTATACGTTATACCAAGGCGGAACAGGAAGCAATTATGGCTAAAAGGTCACTCGGAAAGGGGCCTAGTGTTCAGCTTGATACATTAAGAGCCGCGTCAGCGAGAAGGTTTATCTTTGAAAAAGAAGCTGCACTTGCGTTTGTGGGTGATACAGATTATAATATTCTTGGAATATTTGACAGTTCTTTTTACGGGACTAATCTAGGAACTAGTGAGAGGGTAGCTACCGGAGTCGGTGGTTATAACTGGTCAGAAAAAACAGCATTGGAAATTTTAACAGACCTTGAAACCGCAATGAATACAATTGAGCAAAGAGGACTTTTTAAGGCAAGAACTCTTGTTGTTTCACCGAGTCACTATAATAGATTGAGAAAACCTTTTAGTGAAACAGGTGATTCAAGGACATTGTTAATGTGGTTAAATTCCGAAGGAATGTATTTTGAAAATATCGTTATATCAAGACAGATGCTTTCAACTTATAACGGGGACGCAAATTCTTACGATTATTTCATGATGCTGGATAATGATCCTGAAGTTGTAGAGCTTGCGCTTTTGCATGACATAGAACTTGGTGATCCGGTTTATGATATAGTCGGCACACAGGAACAAGCAGTTACTTTAAAGACAGGCGGAATTATTGTGAGACATCCTAGTGCGTTATATATCGGACAGGACGTGTAATGGCTGAAGCAACACTAACGGAATTACGCAATATGCATCCGGCATTAGAGACGATTGAAGACGATACTCTTAATCAACATTTGTCAGATGCTAAAAACTATATTGAGGCTTTGGGAATAACGACTACAAATGTCAGATTCTCAGAGCTTCAAAGATTTAAAACCTGTCATTTGTTGGCGGTTGCGAATATAGGGCGTACTGACATAGATTCTGAAAGTGTTGCTGATGTTTCCGTAAGTTACGGGGGCAATTCTGATTTGATTAATTTTTATAATAGTACCAACTGGGAACGTGAGTTTAACAAGGTAAGAATACAGATTGAAGGGATGCTTGATAGATGCTTGTAGACAAGAATAACATACCAAAGTTGAAACGTAAAGTTAAGGAATTAACTAAGCGTAAAATAAGAATCGGCGTGTTGGGTAATCAAGAATTAGCGATGGTAGCGGGATCAAATGAATACGGGATTAAGATAAAAGTCACCGAAAAGATGCGTAAGTATTTACATATACTAGGATTACATCTTAAAAAAACTACTAAGTTTATTATCATTCCAGAGAGGTCGTTTTTACGAAAGTCTTTTGATGATAAAAAGAACATAAGTAAAGTAATGAATATAGCAGAGGGAATATTTAAAAATGAACTAGTCGGCAGGATAACAAATAAGATTGGCGTATTTATGACTGGAGCTATTCAAAACAAAATTAAATCTAATATTCCTCCGGGTAATCATCCTTTTACGGTTACACGGAAAGATGGGAAGAATAAGACCTTAGTAGATAAAGGACGATTAGGTCAAGGGATAAGTCATAAGGTAGTATGATTAGTGTTATTGCTAAACGGTTAAGAGATGTTACGGCGGACGTTTTTGTATCTGAGGATTACGATGAATACGGAGAACTTGAACAAGTATTCACTACGGGCGTTTCAAAAAGATTGGCTATATTTCCTTTGACGTTTAAAGACTTACAGCAAGCGACAGAGGGACAATATACAACGCAGGATAAAAAGTTTTATGAAATAGGGATACCGACATTGACATTAAAATCTATTGTTAGTTTTGAAAGCGAGGATTATTTAATTGATCAAGTTAGTAATAGAATGTTTGATGGCGGATTTTCAATGTACATGGGAAAAAAGATAGATGATTCCGGTCAGCAAGATTAAAGAAATTATCAAAGAGCTTTCTAGTGTGATAGGAATTAAAGTCATACGTGCGGATAATCCCGGTCATAAACCTGAGTATCCTTATTGTACGTATAAAGGATTAAGTAGCCAAGAGGAAAGTGCACATCAAAACATAAGATCAGTAAGCGCTAGCGGAAATAATGCGATTATAAAAACTTATGAGAAGTCAGAAGAAGTAATTAGTTTTAATTTTTTTGATAAAGAAATATCAATAATAAGAACAAACGCAACAGAAGCTTTACAATGGTTTAAATCAATAGAAGGACGGGAAATTTGTAAAGGACAGGAAATTACAGTACAAATTATAAGTCCATCAATTGAAGATAGAACCATTTATATGGAATCATTTTATGAAAACAGGGTCGGATTTGATTTGAGGTTTGATTATACGGGATCACCAGAAGAAACAATAGAAGCAGTTGAGACAGTTGTAATCACGCCAACGATTGACGAGGTTGTACAATCCGATATAACAATACCAGAAACTTAGGAGGCAGATTATGGCTTATATTAATGACATAACCATAAATATATCAGCCGGGACAATTGGTTTAGAGCAATTGAACTTTAGGCCGTTAATTATAGATTCAGGCGGTACGGCAAGCGGCGTTGTGGTGTGTACTGAGTTATCAGACATGACAGATGCGGGGTTTTTAAGTACGGACGATGCTTATTTAATGGCTTCGGAAATGCTTGCGCAAAGTCCGAGACCCGTAGATTTTGCGGTTAAAAGGAAATTGGATGCGACAGATTACGATGCTGAATTGACGACATTGGTAACTACGTTTGACGAATTTTACGCTGTACTTATAGACAGCAGAGAAACAGCAGACTTGTTAGCAGCGGGATCATGGGCAAATAGTAATCAAAAGTTTTTCTTCGGATGTTCTGAAGATCCGAGTGATTTACCGGGCAATACCGCAGACAGAGAAGCATACTTAATACACGATACGCCTACGGATTATCCTGAGTGCGCATGGGTAGGCAAAGAACTTCCAAAGACTCCGGGATCGAATACATGGAAATGGAAACGTCTTAGCGGTCAAAGCGCTAGTGAGTTCACTTCCACACAGTTAAACACAATACGAACTAATAATGGCAACGCACTTCAAGAGCAGGCAGGGGTTATATTTACTAACGAAGGCGTGACAACAAGCGGAGAATATATTGATATTATTATCGGGCAAGACTGGGTTGAAGATCAACTTAGAACCGGGTTGCTTGGACTATTCGTAAGAAACGATAAAATACCGATGGATGACACCGGGATTGCACAAGTCGAGGGAGTTGTCAGAGACGTTCTTAAACGCGCGGGCGATAATGGCATAATAGCGGCTGCGGTATCTGAAGATGACATGTTGTTATCTGATGATAAAGTATATATGTATCAAGTTACAGTTCCTTTGAGATCGGAAATATCCGCTAATGATAGAGCGAATAGAACATTAACAAATGTTAAGTTTGTATATACGACAGCGGGAGCAATTCACAAGGTGACAGTAACTGGATATATTCAGGTATAAATTAAGCCGGGTGAAATTCCCGGCAAATTAACAGGAGGCATAATATGGCAACTGATTTTTTAGGGACTTATGATCCAAAAGAGGTATCGCTTGTAGTATCCGGACTTACGGCTTCGGGTTATGGAGAAGGTACGTTTATAACTATTGCTAGAATTGACAAGGAGATATATAAAACCAAAGTCGGCGCGCATGGAGAAGTAGCCAGGACGAAGAATAATAATAAGGCAACGAAAATAACATTTATGTTAAAACAGACTTCTCCGTTTAATACGAGTTTGGATTTACTTAAAAATAACCCGGTGTCATTCCCGATACTAGTTAAGAACAACAGTTCCGGTAAAATGATGGCAGTAGCGGATCAGGCGTGGATATCGGAAGAACCAGATGAAGAATTTGGAGACGAAGAAAGTAATATCGAATGGGTTCTTACTTGTGCGTCGTTGGTTAAATCACACTTAGAAACATAGGAGGGTTATGGTATCAAAAAACAAAATCGTAATTAACGGGAAGGCTTACAAATTACAGCATCCGGGGAACAGAGAATGGCTTAAAATTAAAGAAACAATGTATAGTGTTACAAAGGATCATCTTGAGGTTATTCCAATGTTAGACTATTGTTTTGAACACGTAGTATTCCCTGAAGTTGGTGAAAACCTTACAATAGATAATTGCGATATAGATGATTTGGAGGTATGGCAAGAACTCTTGCCATCTTTTCTTAGAGGGCAGTTGGAAGCCGGATATATATATCCGGACACAAGACAAGCCAAGAAAGAAGGGCAAAAGTTACTACAAGAACAAAGTTAAAAAAGAATGGTTTTTTTGGAGACCTATAGTTTACGGGGTTTTAACTTTTACGGAAGCGGCTGAGGGTGATCCGGAATTATTGATTGAAGCAAATTTAGCATTAGATAAAAAAATAACTGATGAGAAGAAAAAATGAATATAGTCAGATCAATATTCGGTGAAATACGATTCAAAGACAAGGCTTCTAATGCTATAAATAAAGTTGATCGCAAAATGGACAGCTCGAAGGCCAAAGCCGTAGGAATGCAGAATGCATTACAGGCTGTTGGTGGGGCTGTTTTTATTAAGAAGACTATAGACGTAGTTGGAAATTTAATAAATCTTTCCGCCGCATTTGAGCAAACAAAAATAAGTTTTGAGGTTATGCTTGGCAGTGCTGAGAAGTCAGCGGCAATGGTTAAGCAACTTGACGAATTTTCTAATCTTACTCCATTCACGCCTGAAGCAGTAAATGAAAACGCAAAGATGTTACTTAACTTTGGTATTGCAGCCGACAAGGTTCTTCCATCATTGCAGATGTTAGGGGATGTATCCGGTGGCAATGCTGAGAAGTTTGGGCGGTTATCATTAGCATTCGGCCAGGTTAGTTCTCAAGGCCGATTGATGGGGCAGGATTTGCTGCAAATGATAAACGCAGGATTCAACCCATTACAAGAGCTTTCCGTAATTACCGGGAAATCAATGAAGCAACTCAAGGATGAGATGAGCAAAGGGTTAGTTTCTTTTGATATGGTTCAGGCCGCATTCGCAAGAGCTACAGGAGAAGGCGGTAAATTTTATCAAATGATGGTCAAGCAATCTGAAACATGGGCTGGATTGCAGTCTACTTTTCAAGGATTAAGAAATGCGGCATTAAGGGAAATAGGCGGCATTATTACGTCTGCATTAAAGCCTTTGCTCAAACATTTAATTGAGGCAACTAGGTGGTTTGTGGAATTCGCAAAGAGTGAAAAAGGAATAAGAATATTAAAAATTGCTTTAATTGCTTTAATTCCTATTGTCGGCACATTGTTACTAGGTTCTTTGATTGCTGTAATATCCGCAATAGGCGGTTTTGTAATAGCGGCCGCTCCTTTACTAGCAACGATATTACCAGTTATAGCGGCATTAACAGCGTTGGCTTTAATTTTAGAAGACTTATGGGTTGGGTTGCATGGAGGCGAGTCTGTTATATATGAATTTTTTAAACCTTTTTATGACTGGGTTGAAAGGGTAACGGAATCTATTCAAAATTTAAATAAAAGTATGGATAGTTTAATTGATAAAATTCCTTTGATTGGAAGATTTAATAAATGGTCAAAAGAAATGACCAGGATTTCCGCTACAAAACAGGGCGGAGTCGTAGGGAGCAGAGCCGAAATAAGAGTCGTACAAAGAATAGGATCATTAAAAAGGAAAAAAAATAGAGAAGGATTGTCTCCCAAAGAACAACAAGAAATATATGATCTTGAAAGTGAATATAAATCATTAAGAAAGAAAGCAACGGGGGGAGCGGTAAAAGCCGGAGAGCCTTATCTCGTAGGAGAGAAAGGAGCCGAATTGTTTTCACCGAGAGAATCCGGATTTATTACACCGAATGACTTATTATCGGATATATCTTTAAATGTAAAACCGATAGATATATTAACAGATATGCAAACACCTGTAAATAAGACTACGTTTACAATTGATAGTCTTGTGGGTGAAATTAATATAACCGTTCAAAACACAAAAGAGGGAGCTGAGAAGATTAAAGAAACCGTATTAGACGCATTAAATGACTTGTCTAGAAATTATTTTCCAACTGAAACAGGAGTTCCGATTTAATGTTAGAATTTGTTACAAATACATTAGGAATAAGAACCAGGGCATATTTAAGCGATGGCGGGGTTGATATAATGTTAAATGCTGTTGAAAACTTAACAGAATCAGCTATTTCCGAGGTTACTTCTCACGCTATACAAGAAGGTGCGGATATTACTGATAATGTAAATCCCAGGTCGAAAGATTATAATATAAACGCAATACTTACGGATAATGATCTGGATATTCTCAACCCGTTATCGTTTGTAAATTATACCATATCAGAAAGGCTGGAAATTCTAGACTTATGGCGGGAACTTAAAAGTACGTTAATTTATTACGGTCAAGACGGTGATTTGGAAAATTTACAATTGTCATCAATTACTAAAAATAAAACCTTGGAGACTGGTGAAGGATTAGGGCTTCAGATCAGTTTAAAAGAAATAAATGTAGCTACTGCTGAAACAGTGGAGGTTGGGGAGACTGGAAAACTTAATACACCTACAAAAAAAGGCAATACGCCAAAGGGGACAGGGAGTAATTCCGGTACGCCTACGAATAAAAAAAATACTTCGATACTCAAGGGTATATTTGGATGATAGAATTAGATTATTTACCATTAGACGCTGATGAGTTGCCTGTTAGTAAAATTTTCACGATAGGTGAAGAAAGATATAATTTTATATTTCGTAAAAACGAACGATATGATAAAATTTATTGCGAGATATATGATCTGGACGATACGTTATTATATACAACAAGATTAATTTACGGGGGTTTGTTATATCATGCTGTTGTTGATGGATTAGTAATAGATGATCCTATTATTCCATTTTATATAAATGATGTAGTAACTGATAAGATCGTTGAAACCGAAGTAACGAGTTTAAATTTAGACAAGGTGAAAATGTATGTCGTTGCCTGATAAAGCACTATTCGGGAAAATTTGCAATTTAAGAATAGGAAACGCTTTGTTCAAGTATCCTCCTTTTTCGATAGAATTTGAGCAAACACAGGATTTGAATAAACCTTCAGTGACCAAGGTGAAATTATATAATCCGAATAATGACACAGTTAAAGCAGTAGAGCCTAAACCGAAAGGGAAGACTTTTGAATACGTAGAGATACAAATAGACGCAGGATTTGAAAGTGATTACGGTACAGTATGTGTTGGAGAGATCAGTGATTATCACATTTATAAACAGGGAGTGGATAGAATACTTGAATTGACTGTTGGAGATATAGCCGGGAAATGGGCTAATTTAATAATAGGAAAGTCTTTTAATAACATGACCAACCAGGATATATTAGATAATGTTTTAGACATAGCACAGGCAAAAGGCAAGGTTTTACTTGGAGAGATTAAAAAAATGAAATCATTTTCTGCGGGAAGTTTTAAAGATGTCATTAAAAATCTAACAAAGTCATCTAGTTCAAATTATTATTTTCGTAACGGGAAAGTATACATAGAACCTAAAGACCCGGCAAAAATAAATTCAATAGCTTACATTTCTCCAACGACAGGATTAATTAAGGATATCGAAAAGGAAACAAAAGGATATAAATTTAATACTGTATTTTTTTATAATGTACAAGTCGGCGACATGGTACAGATTCAGGATAATAAATATGATAAAACAAATGTTAAAATAGTGGGAGTGAAAAAATTGTTTTCAACTTTCGGAACTTCTGAATGCCAATACAGGGCGGTTGAGATATGACATTCACTGAATGGATAGAAAGTTTAATAGATCAGAAAACCCGTAGAATACAAACCGGGCTAGTTTGTAAGATTGAAAAATTTGACTCTACAACATTAAGGGCGGATGTACTGCCACTAATACGATATGAAAACGCTTATGAAGAAGAAACTGATTATCCCGTGATTCCTGATATTCCTGTGTTGGTTTATAAACAGGGTGATTATTTTATTAAACCGAATTACGTAAACGGTGATTTAGTATGGGTCGGATTTTCTACTTTTGACATAGAGGACGCTTTAAGAGAATATATAAGAAAAGAATCTGACAAGACATTTGAGATTCAAAACGCTTGTGTACTAGGAGCGATAGTTAAAGAAAATTACACAGCAACAACAGCAATGCAACAACAAGGATTAGCGATGGGGCTTTTAAACGGAGTGCCTGAGCCGGTATTAAAGGGACAAACTTTTAATACCGCTTTAAATACTTTTTTAACATCCCTTGGGGCTTTGGTTGGGGGTTCCGTGGCACAGAATGCGGCAGCAATAACAGCAATAGCAGCGGCAGCGAATGTTTTAGCTGGGCAATTATCAACAACATTAAGTCAGGATGTATTTATAACATGATGACATTAAAGATATTAAATGGCGATTTGGTTTTTGAAGATCAAACATTGACCGAACTAGAAGATTTGAACGCATTAACACAAATAATACAAAACAGGCTCAAACTATGGAAGGGTGAATGGTTCGGAGCTGTTGATAGTGGAGTTGATTATTTTAGTCTTTTCCAGGAGAAGCAACTTCTTCAACAGAAGGCAAGAAAAGCCTTTAGGGATGCTATTCTTGCGGATAGCAGGATAATTAAAATAAACGAAATAGACATTCAATACGATAATGCCACCCGCACAATGACTTGTGAGTTTGCGGCAGAATCAAGCGAAGGTCTAATAGAGGGGACGGTATGAGCTGGGGTATAACAAATAGCGGGTTTGTCCTTAAAACTTATGACGATATATTAGATGAACAAAATACTAAGGCAAAAGAATTATTCGGGGACGATGTTGATTTATCGGAATTTGGGGCAGTGGGGTTGTTTAATCAACTTACCTCAAAGGCATTGGAAGACACGTGGGAAGACTTCGAGGATTTATATCATTCAATGTTTATTCCCACGGCAGAGGGGGTTAATTTAGACAGAGTTGCAGCATTAGGAGGACTGTCAAGACGATCAGCGATAAAATCGTTAGTAGACATGAATATAAGCGGTACGGCGTTTGAAGTTCCTCTTGGATTTTTAATCCAGACTCCACAGGGTATTCAATTCGAGACTATAGGTTCAGGGACTGCGCAGACTACGGGAACTAATATATCAGCCAGGGCGGTTGTTGCGGGAACAGCAGGGGTAGTTCCTGCTAATTCGATTGTAGAAATTGTTAATCCTGTATCGGGCATAACAGATGTTAATAATCCCGAACCATCAAGCGGGGGCTTGGAAATTGAAACAGATTATGAATTTAGGCAACGCTATGAGGATAGAACAATTGCGGGGGGTTCTTCGATACCTGCAATTTTAAACGCTTTGTATAGTGTGGACGATGTTATTAGCGCAAGAGTTTACGAGAATGATACTGACGTTACAGACGGAGACGGGCTTCCGCCTCATTCGGTTTATTGTGTTGTTGGTGGGTCAGCATTAGACCAGGAAATCGCAGAGGCTATATTTAATTCCAAGCCTGCTGGAATTGCTAGTTATGGATCAAACCAGGCTTATGTTACGGATGACAACGGGGATGTCCACTTGATGAAATGGGGTGAGCCTACAACGATTTATATAAACGTAATAGTAAATATAACATCAAATGCGGAATGGGTATCTAGTAATGAAACAGCTGTTAAAACGGCAGTAGTTACGGCAATCGGTGGAGTGGATACTATCGGGGATGTAGCTACTGAATACGAAGGTTTAGGTATTGGTATTGATGTGAGAGTATGGAAGATCATCGCCGAATTTGACGATATAACGGGAATTGAAGATACTCCTGATATATGGATAGCTTATTATCCTACGACTCCGACAGTGGGGACGAAGTTGGCAATTGATACAAATGAATCGGCTAGATGCGATACTAGTTATATAACGGTGAATGTCTCATGAGTACTATAGATTATTTACAATATATACCGCAGTCTATTTTAAACCGGGAAACTGATACTAATTTCGGTAAATTATGGACAATCTTTTCAGAACAGCTTGATGAACTATTAACACAAGTTGCATTAGCGTATACTCTTTATGTTATAGAAGATCAATCAGGGGCTAATTTAGATCAGATAGGAACCATAGTAAAACAGGAAAGGACAGGCGGTGAATCCGACGAAAACTATAGAATTTCTTTATTGCTTGCGATAGGGCAGAATGTAAGCCGGGGGACTATACCGAATATAATAGATGTATGTAACATCATTAAACAAGAAGACATTACAAAAGATGTAAGTCTATACGAGGTGTTCCCGGCAAGATTTCAATTGTTTACAAATATGCTTGATCTCATAGGAGATTCAGCACAGATATTAGAAAATACAAAAGCCGGAGGTGTGGGAATGAATATAACTTATTCTTCAAGTCTGTATCCGTTTGTATTTAATCTTGATCCTGATGGATTAGGGTTAAGCGATACGGCATTCCCGAACGAAGGCGGAGAATTTAGCGAGGCGTTATAATGGCTTACACATCAAAACCGAGTGCAATACCAGAATTTGCGATACTTGACCAGGTTGATCCGGTTACATCAACTAATAATGTAGTTGAACCGCCAACGGCAAAGAAAAACTATGGATGGAACTATTTAGAAAAACCTGCAAGAAATTATTTCAACTGGTTACATCGATTTAATTATCTTTGGATTGAATACTTTAATCAGTTTTTTTCAAGTAGTCATGAATTACAGGTTAATGATGTTATAAGTGAATCAGGAAATGGTATTAACTTCGGTGAATATTTCGGCTATAATATAGAAACACCTTTGGCACAAATACATTTGCATGAAGGTAGTTCCGATGGGAATTTACTTCATTTTACTAATACAACTACAGGTGCAACTTTATCAGATGGTTTTAGCGTAGGTTTGGATGCGTCTGAAAATGCAATACTACTCAACAGAGAAAACACAGATTTAATACTAAGTACGAATAATGCTGAATATTTAAGATTAAACAATACTGGATTTATTGATCTGTCTTATCCTTTTTCTACTAATATTGGCATAGGCGTTTCACCTTCCAACCCTCTCCACGTCCAGTCAACCACAACACCACAGGTGAGAGTGGCTTATGATGCTAATAGTTATTGGACAGTAAATGTTGCAGATGGAAGCAATTTAACATTAACATCTGGAGAAAGTACTGGACAACTATTGTTTTATCCTGGTTCAGCAACTCCTTATGTTACAATATATTCACCTGGTGTTACTGCACAACTTAATATTTCTTCAAGCGATAATGCTGAATTTATTTATTTCCAACATAATGGCACAAACGGCATAATAAACACAGCAGGCACTTCCGCAGGCTCAGTAACAATTCCTAATATCACAAACTCCTCATCCAGTACCACAGGCGCAGTAATAATAGGATCAGGCGGCAATGGAGGGCTGGGGGTTGCTGAGGATATATACGCAGGTGCTGATATACATGCTGGCGCTAGTCTATATGCTGCAAGCAATTTGGCAGTTACCGGGAATTATACGCTTCCGATTAAGGTTACTGATTCGACGGTTTCAAGTTCTTATTCCACAGGATGTGCAATATTATCAGGAGGTCTAGGAGTTGCTGAGGATATTTATGCTCAATATAATATTCATTCTACTTCTGGATATTTTTTAAGTGGAAAAGGGCGATGGCCAACGGGGAGTCTTGAAGACGCTTCTGCTCCGACAAGAAATGAGGTATTTGATGCATTATCTCCATCTATTCCAAATACAAATGATGAAATAATACTAACAGGAGGTATATACGATAGTGTTCCTTATATAGTTGTTAGAGCAATAAGAACAGGAGCTACTACTATAGATGTATATGTTATTAGAGCAGATACTGGGAGTATTTCTGCTCTAACTATGACTGATGGTTCTGGAAGTACTCTTGGTAGTATAAGTATTTCATGGTAATTTAAAACTTAATATGGAAACCACTTCTAATTAAACAATTTGAATATATAGTCTTTGATACAACTCCTATATAAATTGATTGCCATATAGTTCGTAAATTATATTTTTTTGGTAAAGCATAAGCAATACTTGCATGTAGGCTCATTGTAATAAAATCATATAGATATATTCTTTTTCTTGAAGGTTTAATGCCCAATATAGGATTTGATTCTTTTTTACCTTTACTTAAAAAATAAAAAGTTTGTAATGTGTCTATATAATTTAATGTTATTAAACTTCCCTGTAAAATATTATCCTGCATAGTCCATTTATCTGGTTTCCATCCAAACCCCTCAACCCCCACGCACAAAAAAACAATTATAAGTATTAGCTTTTTCATTTTATTTTTATCTCTCCTCCATGAGCGGCTCTTTTTGATGGCCATGATAAATCAACAGAACCAGTTTTTTCTTTTCCTAAATATTTAAAAAATAATTTGATTTTTAAAATTAGCTTTTTCATTTTATTCGATCTCCATATTTATTTCTAAAATTCCAAAATTTTCACCTATTGGTAATTTCAATAGGAATTCTTCTGCTTCAGATATTGTGTTAAATATAAAACATGGCTGTTCGGATTTACATATTGTATATTCTGCTATTTGATGCGGTTTTATAAAGTGCCAAATATTATCAGGAAATTTTCCAATAATAATATATTGTTTAATTTCGCTCATTTTATTCATCCTTATAAAAATTACAACCTACGCCATAATTGAATCGGAATATTTTTTGTTTGCAACTCCATGATTCATTTCCCAATTGATTATAAAAAGTGCAATCTTTACAATTTAAAATTTTACAGATACAGAAATTATATTTTTCACTAACTACAGTTACTTGATAAGCTGCTTGAGTTCGGGGATATTCAAAAATCTTCCCTCTTTTTATATTATTTGAAATGTGATTATCATCTATTAAAATATTATCCCATCCATCGTTGTTAAATATTGCTATCATTTTGTTTTTCCTTGTTAGGATATATTATTATTTTTAATACATTGTCCCAGATAAAACATTTTCTATGAGTATCGACATAATGCTTGGCGGCTGATAAAGTTTTTTCATGATAAACATGGGCTTGTTTTCCGTGTTTATCTATAATCTCGTATCGCATTCGTTTTGCCACTCATTGAGTATCTTAGTTATTTTGTCCTTTTTTAAAGAACGGTTATTCTGTGCTTCAGCTTCATATTTTTCTTTTAGTGCCTGGTCAAAGTCTTTTGCGTATTTTTCATTAAAGAGTTTAATTTGATCTTTGGTTGCCATGATTCTCCTCCAATGTATTTATGTTTCATTCCTGTGATAACTGGTTCTTTAAATAGAGTGTACCAGTCATTAAAGGTTTGCTTGTAGTCGTTGGTTAGCATTGTGTTTTCTTTATTACCATATTTTTTTAATATCATGAATATAATTCCACATTATGTTAATATTACAATTTAAATCATAAATAAATTTTCTTAAAATATCAATCGGTTCTTTTGCTTTAATTTCAAACATGTGAGTACCTTTTTCATAATGCTTTTTAGGCATCTTTATTGATGAAATTTGAATTTTATTATCTGGGAAAACTATGATGTAATTATAATTATAAGGTGTATATGACATTATTCATTCTCCCAAAGTATTAAATCATCATTACAATCAAATGTAATATCATCCCATTGATTCATATTTTCATACTTAATTTTAATTTTTTCTTTTTCTTTGTGATTTTTTGCATTAAATGTTTCAAGACATTCTTGATTATCAGCATCTATTACCATATTCATAATCTTACTCCTTATAAATTATTTATTTCTTCCATAGCCTT